TCGGCCTCGCCGAGGTCGGCCAGGTCGTGCGGCTGCGGCCGCTGTCCGGGGCGGTGCGGGCGCTGCTGCGCCCGCCCCGCCCCCTCGGGGCGGTGGGGTGAGGTGCAACGCAACCTGCGCACCCCAGCGATCCGCGCCCTGCTCGCCGGCGCCCTCGCCGACGAGCTGGAAGCGCTCGACCCGCCGATGCTCGACCCCGACCCCGACCCCGTCCTCGACGAGGACGGGGTGCCGCTGGACGACCAGCCCGAGGACGTGCCCCTCACCTACGAGGTGCTCGACCACGCACCCGACCTCGGCGACCTGCACCTGCCGGCCGTCATGGTGGCCGTCGAGACGATCACGACGGCCACCCCTCCACCCCTGCGGGACCACCGCCTGCAGGTGATCGTCGTCGAGCCGCGCTCACAGCCCGGCCGCGCCGACGACCGTCTCGACGCGCTCGCCTCGGGGGTGCTCGACGTCCTGCAGGCGCTCGAGGTCACCACCGTCGAGGAGGCCCGTCGCGGCACCTACGCGCAGGGCGCCCGCCCCGCGTACGTCATCACCGTCACCATGAGGGGCTGAGACATGGCCGAGATTCCGCTCAAGCAGTTCAACCTGACCGACGTCAACCTCACGTTCGCGCAGCTCGACGCTGACGGGGACCCGGTCGCCGGCGTCCTCGACGACCTCAAGCAGCACACCGCCGCGTGCACCTTCGTGCCGACGGCGGCGACGTCGACGTACAAGACCCTCAGCCCCTCGGGGGTGTTCTCGAACGTGAGCGCCCCGACGTGGGTCCTGAACCTCGAGTACGCCCAGGACTGGGAGACCGAGGACGGCCTGTGCCGGCTCCTGTTCGACAACGACGGCGAGGACTACCGGGTGACCTTCCGCCCGCGCACCGGTCGTGGCCCGTCGTTCGAGGCCGACGTCACCCTGGTGCCCGGCCAGATCGGCGGCACCGTCGACCAGGCCGCCACCGCCAGCGTGAGCCTCGGCGTCAAGGGTCGCCCGCGCCTGGTGCCGGCGGTCTGACGTGGCGATCCGGGACCCGTTCGCAGGGGCGTGCCGGGACGCGGCCCGCGGCCTGCGCCGGCTCCCGGCCGAGGTGCGCAAGACCACCGGCCGCACTGTCAAGACCGACGTCGCCGACCCGCTGGCCGCCGACGTGCGAGGCGCCCTGGCAGCCACCGGCCGCCAGGGCGCCCGCCTGGTCACCACCGTCAAGACCCGCGTCAACGTCGAGCCGATCATCGTCGTGGGCGGCGCCCGCGCGATCTTCTCCGGCGGCGCCAACGGCCGCCAGGTGATCTACGGGCACGAGTTCGGCTCCGGCACCCACCCCCAGCGCGCCGAGCGCCTCGCCCGCGGGCAGGGCGGCCGGCGCGGCACCCGCACCCGCCGCACGACGGCGCAGTTCGCCGGCCCCGGCCACCACGCGGTGTTCGGCACGTTCGCGGCCCAGGCCGACGTCACGTTCAACCGCTGGCTCGAGGCGATCGAGCCGGCCCTGCAGGCATGGGAGAGCGGGGCCCTCGATGGCTAGCACCGACCGCGGCCGCGACCTGGTCGCCAAGTTCGTCTCCGAGACAGACCGCTTCCGCACCGACGTCGTCGAGCGCGCCCTCGAGGACGTCGAGGAGGCCGGCCGCGACGCCGGCGCCGGCCTCGGGAAGGTCGACGACGCCGCCGGCGACGCCGCCTCGGCCCTCGGGAAGGTCGACGGCCAGGCCGACGACGCCAGCCGCGCCCTCGGGAAGGTCGACACCGAGGCCGACGACGCCGCCTCGGCCCTCGACAAGGTCGACGCGGCCGCCACCGACGCCGGCAAGAAGCTGGTCGACCTCGAGGGCGACGGCAAGAAGGCCGGCGAGGCCGTCGAGGGGATCGCCGACGGCGCCGAGCAGACCGCCAAGAAGATCGATGACGTCTTCGACCGAATCAAGAAGGCGAGCAAGCAGGGCGCCGACGACGTCGACGACTCCAGCCACAAGGCCGGCGAGAGCCTCAAGGAGTTCGGCGAGGAGGGCACCGACACCGCCCGAGAGGTCGCCGCGTCGTTCGACGGGTCCGCCGAGTCGATCGTCGACGGCTTCCAGGAGGTCGCGGCCAACGCCGCCGGCGCGTTCGGTCCGATCGGCCTGGCCGTCGGCGTCGCGGCCGCCGCCGGCCTCGGCCTGTACCGCGCCCAGCAGGAGAAGTCACGCGCCGAGACAGAGCGCCTCACCCAGGCGCTGCGCGACCTGGCCACCGGCACCACCGACGTCGACACCGCGGTGCAGGCCTTCATCGACAGCAGCGAGGACCAGGGCAAGCTGCTGCGCGACCTCAAGCGCGACAGCGAGACGCTCGGCCTGTCCCTGCAGACCGTCGCCCGCGCCCGCGCCGGCGACGCCGAGAGCATCGACGTCGTCACCCAGCGCACCCAGGAGCTGATCGAGCAGCAGCGCCAGGAGCGCCTCGAGAACGAGCAGGGCCTGGCCGCCCGCGACTCCTACACCGGCGCGACGATCAACCTCTCCGGCGAGACGAAGAAGCTCGCCGACAACACCGAGAGCGCCCGCGAGACGCAGGAGCTGCTCAACGAGGCGATCGGCAAGAGCCCCGAGGCCCTCGAGCGCCAGCAGGAGGCCACCGAGGCCGCCGGCAAGGCGCAGGAGGAGTACCAGCGCATCGTCGACGGCGCGGCCTCCACGGTCGGCGTCGTCATGGCCGACGCCGCCGGCCAGGTCGCCGAGGCGTACGCCAAGCAGGAGAAGGCCGTCGAGGACAGCCTCGCCGGGATCACCAAGAGCCTCGACGAGCAGACCGCCGCCGCCCGCGACTACGCCGACAACGTGACAGCTGCCACCCAGCGCCTGTCCACCGACGCGATCGCCTACCTGCAGACCCTGCCCGACGGCGGGCGCAAGGCGTTCGCCGACCTCCGCACCGCCAGCACCGACGAGGTCAAGAAGCTCGAGGCGAGCGTCGAGGCCAACCAGGTCGCCCAGAAGTACGCCGCGACGATCACAGCGAACGCCGGCGGCGCCAAGGTCGCCGGCGAGAAGGTGGGCGAGGCCGTGCGCCAGGGTCTCACCTCGAGCGAGATCCTCTCCGACTCCGACGCCCGGTTCCTGGCCATGAGCGTGCAGACGAAGCTCAACGCCCAGCGGATCAACTGGAAGGTCCCCATCGTCTTCGACGACGCCGGCCTGGCCCGCGCCACCGCGAACGCGCAGGCCGCCTACAACCAGCGCTACCAGGGAGTGACGGTGCCTCGGAAGTGACCACGCTCGCAGCCACCCCCACCGTCGACGGCGTCTCCCTCGTCGTCGACCCCGCCACCGCCGTCGTGTCCCGCCTCGACGCCAACGGCGTCCGCGTCGTGCGCCGGGTCGCCGGCTCGACGACGTTCGTCGACTACGAGGCACCCCTGCGCGGCACCGTCCGGTACGTGGCCATCGATCCCGACGGCAACAGCGCCACCGCGACCGCCGTGGCGATCACCGACGGCAAGCCGCAGCTGCGCCAGGTGTTCGCCCCGGCCGTGGCCGTGCGCCCCGTGGTGGCCACCCTCAGCTCCTCAAGCAGCCTCACCGCCACCGAGCACACGATCATCGGCCGGGCTGACACGGTGTTCACCACCTACGGCGTCGGCAAGCGCCGCGGGTCGATCACCTACGCCTGCGCGGAGTGGGCCGACACCCTCGAGCTGCGCCGGCTGTACGCCGCCGGCGTGCCGGCGCTGCTGCGCCTGCCCGAGTACGCGGCGATCGACTGCTACCACATCGGCACGATGCGCTCGGACACCCAGGAGGACACCCGCACCGAGGATGGGTGGACGACGGTGGTCGACTTCGCCGAGGTCGAGCCGTCCAGCCTCGCCGTGATCGCCGGGTGGACCCTCGGCGACGTCGCCTCGAGCTACCCCTCGCTCGGCGTCGCCGCCCTCGCCTACGCCACCCTCGGCGACCTCGACGCCAACCGGCTCGTGAGCACCGCGTGAGCGCGCCCTTCCGCACCGACACCGCCGCCCTGCTCCCGTACACCCTCGGCCAGGGCGCCACCCTGCAGGCCACCCACCCCTCGTGGGCCGCGCCGGTCGACCTCGAGCTGCAGCAGGGCACGATCACGTGGGACGAGCTGCAGGCCCCGCGGTGCACGGCCACGCTCACCGTGCACGTGCCCGAGGACCCCGCCCTGCTCGACCTGCTCGACCCGCGCAACGGCGTGCGGCTGCTGCTGCGCGCCGGCTACGTGCGCCCCGACGGACCCGACCTGCAGCCGGTCGCCGACCTGCTCCTGACCGACCGCACCGTGCTGCGCCCGGCCAACCTGCTCGAGCTGCAGGCCGCCGGCGAGGAGACGGTCGCCCTGCAGAGCCGGCCCACCGTCACCGTCGCCGTCGGCACCGACCTCGGGCCGGCGGTGCTGTCCACCCTGCAGCTCGCGCTCGGGTACGCCCCGAACGTCGTCGAGAACACCCTGCGGCAGCAGAACCTGGCGGCCGCCACCATCCTCGAAACCCAGGAGTGGTGGCCGCAGATCGACGACTGGCTCAACCGCGCCGACGGCGACCTGTGGGACGACGGCCTGCGCCGCTGGCACCTCACCCCGCGGCCGGTGCTCGGCGAGCCCCGCGCCGTCCTCGAGGTGGGCGCCGCCGGCACCCTCACCGGGACCAACACCCGCGTGAGCCGGCAGGGGTGGTTCAACGCTGTGCAGCTCACCTACAGGTGGCAGACGGTCACGTACGTCACCGTCACTCACGACAAGGACGGCGGCCTCTACAACGAGAGCCTCGACAGGGCCGTGGACCTGTCGAAGGCCACCCGCGCCCGCGACGACGCGCAGGCCGAGCTCGACTCGGCCATCGCCCGCGGGTCCGCCTCGGCCGAGGCCGTCGCCCGTGTCCGCCTGGCGCAGGCGCAGGCCACCCGCGACACCGCCTCGAGCGCGTTCACCGTCGCGCAGGCCGCCTACGACGCCAGCGGCACGAGCGTGCAGGCCGTCACCGAGGACCACGTCATCGTCGGCACGGCCGTCGCCGGCGGCCAGTACGCGCCCGCCGTGGCCGGCGGCCGAGTCACGTACTACGAGGAGCTGAACGTGGCCACCACCCAGGCCGCCGCCGACGGCGCCGCCGCGGTGGTCCTGAAGCGGAAGCTCGCCCTCGGCCGGTCTCTCGACCTCGAGGGGATCGCTCACTGGTGGTTGCGTCCCGGCCACACGGTGCGCGCCCGCCTGGTCACCGGCGGCACCGAGGACACCCTCGCCTCGGCCGTGTCGTTCGACCTCACCGCCGGCCGGATGCGCGTACGCACCCGGCGCCCCGACAACGACACCACCATCCTGAGAGGCGGCTAGCCCGTGCCCGAGACGATCGACGGCGTCCAGTACCCCACCACCCCGGTGATCGCCGCCGGGACCAACACCCCCGCCGGCGGCAATCGCCCCTACCCGACGGCTGCCTCCCCTGGCAAGGCCCTGTGGCAGCTCCTCAAGCGTTACGCCGACGAGCTGGACAACTTCGAGAAGGGTCCGCTTAAGACTCTCTTCGACAACGTCGCCGCCCTGTCTCAGGCTGTCAACGCGACGTCGATGCAGCGGCGACTGTTCACTCTGCAGCAGCTCACGAACTTGCCGGCGTCCACCGTGACACGGATGCCCTGGCTGAGGGACGTCCCGGCTGGCGACCCCGATAATCCTCCTGCCGGCACTCCGGGAATTGTCATGGCATCTGACGGATTGATAACGGTTGGGCTGGCTGGACTCTACCGGGTGTCATTGCGTGGTATGTCGTCAAATGGCGGGGTAAACATTGCTATTCGGCGAGTCAGCGACAATTACGTTTATGCTGTCTGGGGTGGTGCTGACGCCCCTCAGGAATACATCGAGGCGACTATGGTGCTTGCCGCAAATGCCCAAATTGAAATCGTGGCAAACAACCGGACTGCATCTGCCGCCGTGTTCCCTAACAGGACGCCAAGCTCAGACCTGACCACCAGCTCGCCGAGCAAGCCGACTCTGTCCATCCTGCGGCTCTCGGCATGAGCGACTGGCTCGAGGGCGCCACCCGCGACCCCGCCCGCGTCGACGGCGGCCTGTTCACCCGCCGGCTCTCCGTCGGCGTGGTGCACTCCACCGAGAGCAGCGGCTGGCCCTCCTACGGCGCCGGCGACTCCTCCGTGCACCCGCACCTCACCGTCAGCGTGCTCGACCGTGAGGTGCGCCAGCACATCCCGTTCGACCGGGCCGCCCGCGCCTTGCGCAACGCCTCGGGCGGGGTCCAGACCAACCGCGCCGGGTGCGTGCAGCTCGAGGTGATCGGCACGTGCGACTACAGCCTCGCCCGTGACCGCGGCATCCTCTACCTGCCCGACCTCGACGACGAGCAGCTTCTCTGGCTCGGCCAGGTGCTGCTGCAGGTGTGCGACGCCACCGACGTCCTGCCCATGACCACCGTCGAGTGGCGGGACTACAACAGCGGGCAGAAGCCCTCGAGCTACGGCAGCAAGAACGGCGTCCGGCTCACCCCGGCGCAGTGGCTCGAGGCGCACGGGTGGGTCGGGCACATGCACGTGCCCGAGAACCTGCACGGCGACCCCGGCAGCCTGCGCATCGACCGCGCCCTCGCGCTCGCCCTCGCCCCGCGCCAGGCCCCGCCGGCCGAGCGGCCGCCGGCGGCCACGCAGGGAGCCCCAGTCCGCGACGTCGCCGGTCGGCCCGAGGTGCTCGCCACGCAGGCCGCCGTGCGCGTCAAGCAGGACGGCAAGTGGGGCGAGCAGACCGAGGCCGCCCTCGAGGTGGTCCACGCCGCCACCCGCGGTGAGTTCCCCGCCGGCGTCGACGTCGCCCAACGCATCGTCGGCGCCACCCCCGACGGGCGGTGGGGACCCAAGAGCAAGGCCGCCCTCGCCCGCACCGTGCGGCTGCTGCAGGCCGCGTGGAACGCCGGCGCCGACGGCGTGTGGGGGCCGATCACGCAGCGCGCCTACGAGGCCGCCCATGCCCGTAACTACAAGAAGTGGTGATCTCACATGGCTGGCACTCGCACCCGGCAGCCCCTGCCGTACTCCTACGCCGACCGTCTGGTGACGCCGGCCACCGTCATCGTCGGCCTGGTGGTGGGCGGGGCGCTGATCGCCTACGTCCTGCACCTCACGGCCAGCCTTGCCCGCGCCGGCGTCGACGCCGCGCCCCTGTTCACGCTGCTCGGCATCCTCGTGGCCGCCCTCGGGTCGCTCGGCACGTTCGTGGTGCAGCTCGTCAAGAGCGCGCAGCAGGGGCGCATCGAGCGGCTGGCCGGTCAGACCGCCGCCGCGCTGCAGGGCGCCACGATCGACGTCCAGTGACAGACGAGGGGCGGGCCGCGCCACGCGCGACCCGCCCCTCTAGCCCGCTACACAGTCGACCGAGCACCCGACCGGGTTGTCTCCCCGACACGGACCCAACTGGACTGGCAGCGAGCAGACAGTAGCGCAGCACACCGACTCCGTGCTAGAACGTGCGCAGCCCGCTACACCGTGTCACCGCAGGACCACACGAGATAACCCACTAGGACTAGGAGAGGCAGCATGGCCAACAGGCCGCACGACAGGTCACGCGCCCTCGAGCGCGACCTGGCCGCAGAGCGCAAAGCCGCCGACCAGGCCGACGCCGAGCGCGTCCGCCGGCAGCGCCGCCAGCCGCCGGATCAGGCCGCCCTCCCGTTCGACGACGACGACGCAGCAGCGATCGACGGCCACTTGGCCGTCCAGGTCGCCAAGCAGCGCCTCGCCGAACAGCGCGCGATGGCCTCGAGGTGCTCCTGCACCCACAGCCGCGCCCAACACATCACGCAGCGCCTGGTGTGCGGCGTGGCCGGCTGCGCCTGCAGCCACTACCGCCGCTAGTCGAGCGCGCGTCCACAACCAGTGAGCGCGCCGGCTCGACCGGCGCCGTCCTCGTGCGCGACAGCACGCATCGGAGGCCCCGACTCCGTAAGCAAAGGGGTGGTCCAGCTGGCGACCCGAGCGCAGCACCCCGATGACTAGGGACCCGGTGAAGGCAGACCCGGGCGGGGGCCGGTGCAGAGCCGGCCGCGCGGTGACACGCGCTCTCGACGTCAACACCCCGGTCCTGGGGCGCGTCCGCGCGCCCGAGCAAGCCCGCCTCGAGCGGGCACCCGTACGCCTGGCCTGGCTCCGTCAGAGACGCCACCACGCACGCGCTCTCCCTCTAGTGCGACGTCATCCGTTCGCGCTAGAGGGGGAGGCGCCCACCACCGACCTTCACCATCAGAGAGGCCGTTCCGCCGCGCTGTGTCGGTGCTGTGGGCGACGATCGACCCGGCAGTGCGAGAACAGAGCAACAGCCGACAGAACGGGGCGCACGATGGATCGGGACGAGCCGGCCGCCGCGACGACGCGGTGCGGCGCGCAGCACCCGCGCCGCAGTGAGGTGAGCTGCACCGAGGGACCAGGCCACGCGCGGTGGGCGCACGAGTGGTCGACGATGCGAGTCGAGGGCACGGTGCTGGTGTGGGAGACGGTGGCGTGGGTGGACCTTCCGGACGCCGACGAGCGCATCGAGCGCATCCTCGCCAAGCGACGCGCGCGGCTCGAGGCGCTGACGACGTGAGCGACCTCGGCTCGAGCGCGTGGCGGCGCATCCGTCTCGCCGTGCTCGAGCGCGACGGGTGGACCTGCCGCGTGCTGCTCGACGACGACGGCTGGCCCCTCGAGGACCAGGTCGACCGCACGCACGGCCACGAGTGCGGCGAGCCCCTGTCCCGCGACCCGCGCTCACCGCTGGCCGCCACCGTCGACCACAAGCACGAGCGAGCGCGAGGCGGCACGCACATGATGACCAACCTGCAGGCGGCCAGCCGGCGGTGCAACGGCCGGCGCTCGGCGATGACGACCAACGCCGGGCGAGCGCGGCCGCTGAACGTGGACGGCGAGTGGTGAGCCGGCTGCGCCACGCCCTGCTCGTCACGTGCGAGTGGCTGCGGGGGAGGTGGACGTGACACCCGACGAGGCGTGGGGCGTGCTGTGGGGATGCCTGCTGCTGGGCCTGCTGCTGCACCGGCCCAACGTCCGACGACGCGCGGCCGCTGTCGTGGTGCTCGCCGTCGTCGTGGTGTGCGTCGTCGTGTAGCGTCCCGTCCCGCACCCCGGCCGGCGGCACGCGCCGGCCGCGGGTGCACCACCCCTCGAGCATGGACGCGACAGGGCGGCAGTCGCGGATCGGCTGCTGTGCACGGCCCGGCGTCCACCTCCGTTGCGAGCGGACGGGCGCCGGGCCGCAGTGGTTCTTTGAGGCTCTGACCTGCGCAGACACCCCGCGACGTGACTTTCCCCCCACCAGGTCCTCCCGAGGGGGGTCCGTCGACCGGGCGTGTCCGTCTAGCCACCGATGGTGACCGGGCGCTACGGTGCGGCCGCCCGCTACACACCGCTCGACCCTGGGAGCCACGCCATGACCCGACCCCTCACCCCCGAGCAGACCGTGCGTCTCTGCCTGGCCGACGCCATGCGGACCGGCGGCGTCGAGGCTCCCGAGTACGAGGCGGCGCTCGCCTGGCTCAAGAGCCTCACCGCTCCGCGCGTCGTCGTCGACGAGGAGCACGAGGTGGTGGTGCACCTCCCGCGGCGGCCCTCGCCCGCCGGCCCCGGCCGCGTGGCCATCGACCTGCACGAGGTGTTGCCGCTCGGCGCCCTCGCCGAGTGGGGCGGGGTGCTGCTCGTCGTCGTCGATCACGACCGCGGCGCCGGCGCGATGGGGGTGCTCGCGCGCCACGTGCTGCAGCCTTGGAAGCGCGACGTCCTGACCCTCGTTGGCGAGGCCGCCGCCCTGGCCGACAGCCCCATCCCGTTCGCCCTGGTCGACGCCGACCGCTACCCCGGCGAGGAGCGGGTGCTCGTGCAGGAGCCGCCGCACCAGTTCCTCGACGGCACCCGCCGGCTGTACCTCGACGACGAGTTGGCCGTCGGCGCCCTCGTCGAGGCGCGCGGCGAGCTGTGGCGCGTCGAGCAGCGCGACGAGTACGCGGCCGCCCACCCGCACGTGCTCAACGCCGTCCGCTACTGCTACCGCGTGGTGCCGGCGTGAGCGACGGCGTCGGCCTGCGCCTCGAGGTGCCGGCCACCGTGAGCGCGCAGCAGGTCCGCACCGCGCTGCAGGTGCTCGGCCTCGGCGCCGCCGACGTCGTCACGCTGCAGGCCGACCACGAGCACCTCACCGTCGAGGTGGTGCAGGACGTGCTCGCCGGCGGCGTGCGCCGCGCCGTGGTGGCCACCGTCGTCGTGCCGATCATCGGCGACGGTCGCCCGGACGGCGTACCCTCCCGGCCATGACCACCGACGACGGCGCCCTGTTCGCACTCGACGCGAACGGGCGCCGTCGTGCGCTCGGACGCCACGAGGCCGCGGTCACCCGCTCCCTGGCTGAGCGGAAGCTGCACCCGATGTACGAGGGCGCCGGCCTGGCCGCCCTCGCCGGCGCCCGCGCCCTCGACGACGCCGAGGCCAGCCACAAGGCCGCCACCGTGGCGCAGCTCCTCAAGAGCTACCTCGAGGTGCTCAACGTCCTCGGCCTCGCGCCGGCCGAGCACCCCGGCGACCCGCTCGGCGCCGGCCGCCCCGCCGACGAGGGCGAGGAGGCGGACCCCCTCGGCGACGTCGGCGGCGCCGTCGTGGTGCCGCTGCGCGCGTGAGCGCCCAGCCGCGGTGGATCACACCGCGGGACTACTCGAGGCCGACCCTCGGCCCCGCCGTCGGGAAGGTCGCCGCGCGCCTCGGCCGGCCGCTGCTCCCCTGGCAGCAGCAGGTCGCCGACCTCATGGGCGAGATGCTCCCCGACGGCCGCATGGCCTACCCGTACGTGGTGCTGCTGGTCCCGCGCCGCGCCGGCAAGACGACGCTCACCCTCTCGACGATGCTGCAGCGCGCGGCCATGAGCAGCGACGCGCGCGTGTGGTACACCGCGCAGACCGGCGGCGACGCCGGCGACAGCTTCCGCGACGACTGGCTGCCGATCCTCAAGGACAGCCCGCTGCAGAACCACCTGCTGATCAACCGCGGGAACGGCAAGCAGCGGATCACCACCAGGGCCGGCGGCGTGGTCGCCCTGTTCGCCCCGACGAAGAAGGCCCTGCACGGCAAGCCGGTGGACTTCTCCTGCTTCGACGAGGCGTGGGCGCACGACGCCGCCCGCGGGCAGGAGCTGGAGAGCGGCGGCGGGCCGACCGGCTGGACGCGGCCGCGTCGTCAGCGCCTCATCACCTCCGCCGGCGGCACCGAGGACAGCACGTGGCTGCTGCAGCACCGCGCGGTGGGCCGGCAGGCCGTCGAGGACGGCACGTGCGCCGAGCGCGGCCTGGCGTTCATCGAGTACTACCCGCCGGGCGACCTCGACGAGCGCGGGGAGCTGCGCGACCGCTCTAGCCTCGACGACCCCGACGTGTGGGTGGCCACGCACCCGGCGATCGGGCACACCATCCCGCTCGACGCGATCAAGCAGGACCGGCTCAACGCCGAGCGCGACACCGAGGGCGAGGGGCTCTCGGGGTTCTACCGGAACCTGCTCAACGTCACCGCCTCCCGCAACGGCGACCGGGTGCTCTCCGAGGCCGGGTGGTCGGGGCTGCTCGACCCCGAGCTGCGGGTGCTCGGCACCGGCGTGCCGGTGTTCGGGTACGCCGTCGAGCACGAGCGCGACCGTGGCGCCATCGTGGCCGCCGTGCGCCAGCCGTCCGGCACGGTGCACGCGGTGCTCGTCGACGAGCGCGCCGGCGCCGAGTGGATGGCACCGCGGCTGCGCGAGCTGCGCGAGCGGCACCGCGATGCCACCCTCGTCGCGCTCGGCGGCGTCTCGCCGGCGGCCACCGTCACCGCGGCGCTGCTGCGCGACCGGGTGCCCGTCGAGCTGCTCGACGCCGGCGAGACGGCGGCCGCCTGCGCCGAGCTGCTCGACGTCGTCAACCGCGGCACCGGGTGGCTGCGCGTGCGCGAGGAGGCGCGGCTCTCGGCGGCCGCCGGCAACCTGGCCAAGCGCGAGCTAGGCGACGGGTTCGCCTGGACGCAGAAGCGCAGCGGCACCGGCGTCGCGCCGATCGTGGCGCTCACCGCGGCGGCCGCGAGGGCGCGCAAGGCCCCGCCCTCGCGCCTGGCGTTCACCTCGAGCGTGCGCCGGCGCCAGCCCCAGCCGGCCTAGAGGCCGACTGACAGCGTGATCCCGACCTTCTGCGCCAGGCGCACCAGGCTCGCATCCCAGGCGTCGTGCGCGGCCTGGTCGGCCTGCCGCACGAGCGCCTTGCACGTGGCGCAGGTGTAGACGTCGCGGATCGTGTCGTGCCAGGCCCGGTGCGCGGCGCGGTTGGCGACGCGGACCATGCACCCCTCGATGCGGCAGACGTACCAGGTGCCGCCGTCGCCGGCGGCCGGCGTCGGCGGTGGCAGGTCGGGAGTCGTGCTCACGGCGGCCAGGGTGGCACCCGTTCGGGTGACACGCCTTGACCCGCTAAAGGTTCGGCGCGTCGGCCCGATACCTAGTGCATGACCATCAACTACCGGATCACCGGCCCCACGATCAAGGCCCTGCAGGCCACCCACCGCGAGCACGGCGCCCTCGTCGAGCGCGACGGCGGCCGCCTCGAGGTGGTGCACCACCTGCCGATGGCCGACCTCAGCGACAGCGACGTCGTCCTGCGCTACCCGGCGGCGCAGTGGGCCGACGGCCTCGTCGACTACGCCCGTGAGCTGGCGCTGCTCGAGGGCACGCCCGTGGCGCTCGGCACGCTCCGTGCGACCGCCGGCCGGCTCGCCGCCGACGAGCTGCTCGAGGAGCGTCAGCGCGAGGAGGCGGTGCGCCGCCCTCTCCCGCGCCCGACGCGCCTGCCGCGCCGGGCCGGCCGCCACGCGGCGCCGATGACGCCCGACCAGGAGCTGCTCGAGCACGAGGCGCTGCTGGACCTGCTCGAGGCCCTCGACCTGCAGGCGGCCGCCTGACCCCTACCCGCGGCGCCGGCGGCCTGTTCACCGGCTCTACCAGCACCAACCAGCCCGCTACGAGACTCACCACCACCCAGAGGAGCACTCCCATGACCGCCAAGACCGTCACCGCCAAGACCACCTCCGGCCAGAACCGTGCCATCGGTCACCTGCTGCTGCGCCACGTCGCGCCAGGGATCGCACTCTCCGTGGTCGCCGTCACCTTCGTGCCGGCCGCTGGACAGGCCGCTGCAGCCCTCGCAGCCCTCGGGGCGATGCTGCAGGGTTGACAGCCTGCACGGCGCTCTCAGTGGGCGCCAGGTGCCCCACACGTCACAACTACGCGGCGTGTCTACCGGAACAACCCCGGTAGGCACGCCGCGTAGTGCATAGTCACGCCTCGTGGTGAGCATCCGGGGAGCACTCGACCTGTTCCGGTCGGCAGAGAGCGTGACGGCCAAGCCTCAGCTCGCCTCGTACTGGTCGCAGCAGGACAACCACCTGCACACGATCGTGACCCGTGACTTCACCGGGTCCGGCGTCGTGCCCGTCACGCGCGCCGACGGCATGGGCGTGCCGGCCCTGGCCCGCGCCCGGCACAAGCTGGTGAGCCGGATCGCCCGCCTGCCCCTCGTGGTGATGGCCGGCGGCACCCCCGTCGAGCAGCAGCCGCTGTGGACCACCCGCACCGACGGCGTGCTGTCCCCGTGGCACCGCATGGCCATGACCGTCGACGACTGCTTCTGGCACGGCGCCTCGCTGTGGGCCGTCGAGCGCGACTCCGAGGGACAGGTGGCCAACGCCGGCCGCGTCCCGTTCGAGTCCTGGCGGATCAACACCGAGGGCGCCCTCGAGTTCCTCACTCCCGCCGGCGGCTGGAAGGTCGCCGACGCCCGCACCGTCGTCCTGATCCCCGGCCCGCACGAGGGGATGCTCAACATGGGCGGCGGCCTGGTCGTGCGCGCGGCCGCCAACCTCGAACGCACCGTGCAGAGCCGCGCCGCCAACCCCGTCCCGCTGCTGGCGCTCAAGCAGACCATCGACAGCGGCCGCCTCGAGAAGGAGGAGGTCGACGACCTGATCGACCAGTGGGACGAGGCCCGCACCGCCGAGGGCGGCGCGACGGCGTTCCTGCCCTACGGCCTCGACGCCGTGGCGATGGGACAGGACGACGGATCGTTCCTGATCCAGAGCCGCAACAGCGCAGCCATCGACGTCGCCCGCCAGGCCGGCGTGCCGGCCACCACCGTCGACGCCAGCAACGTCAACAGCACGCTCACCTACGAGACGGCGCAGGGCAGGAACGGCGAGCTGCTCGACGACCTGGCCCTCTACATGGACCCGATCACCGGGCGCCTCTCCCTCGACGACGTCGTCCCGCGTGGCAAGCGGGTGGCGTTCGACACGTCCGAGCTGCGGACGATCACCCCGACCCCGACCGGCGCGCCCGTCGCCGACTGAGAGGAGCACCGTGACTGACACCGTGGAGGTGATCGGCGACTGCCTCACCGCGGCCGCCGACTCACGCCTGATCCACGGCCGGCTCCTGCCGTACGGCAGCCCCGGCCGGACCAACCTCGGCAGGGTGACCGTCGCCGCCGGCGTGGTCGCCCCGCCCGACGACGTCGCCCCGATGCTCGCCAGCCTCGAGCACCCCTCGTGGGCGCAGCCCACCGCGGCGCGCTTCCGCCGCGTGTACGAGGTGGTCGACGGCGAGCAGCCCGGCCTGTGGGCCGAGTGGTCCGCCAGCGACACCCCGCACGGGGACCGGCTGCTGGCCGAGGTCCGCTCGGGCGAGCGCAACGGCGTGTCCGTCGAGGTCCACGGACCCGACGGCACCGGCGCCCCCACGATCCGCGGCGGCGCGCTGGTCGCCGGTCGACTCACCGGGTGCAGCTTCCCCGTGCACCCGGCGTTCGACGAGGCCCGCGTGGCGATGATGGCCGCCGACTTCGGCCCCGACGTCACGCTGTCCGACGCCGACCTGGCCGCCGCCGCGCAGGCCGTCACCGACGCCGGCGACGCCGGCCCCGCCGCACTCGCCCGCGCCGTCCTCGAGGCCGTCGGCCTCACGGTGCCGACCACCGACCCCGCCCCGCCCACACCAGGAGACGCCCCCGTGACCGCTGCAGCACACACCCCCGTCGCCACGCCCGTCCCCACCGCCGCGGTGCCGGCCGGCACCCCGATGCAGGCGAGCGACCCGAACGACCCGATGGTGGCGATCGGCGGCAGCAAGCGCGCCTACTTCCAGGCCGCCGCCGACGCCGTCCGCACCCGCGACAAGGCGCTGCTCGCCGCGATCAACAACATCCCGGGCACCGGCGCCGGCTCCCTCGCCGACCAGTCACAGCCGCAGTGGCTCGGCGAGCTGTGGTCCGGCACTCCGTACCAGCGCCGGATCACCCCCCTCGTCGGGTCCGGCACCGTGACGGAGGACACGATCGCCGGCTGGCGCTGGACGACGAAGCCGCAGGGTGGCGCCTACGCCGGCAACCTGGCCGAGGTCCCCTCGAACGCCGTCGCCATCGAGACGTACGACGTGCCCGCCGAGCGGTGGGCCGGCGCGCACAAGATTGATCGCAAGTACCGCGACTTTGGCAAGGCGTCAGTGTTCCAGAGCTACTACGAGGCGATGAGCGAGGACTACCGGAAGGACACCGACCAGCTCCTCGCGCTCGACCTGGTCACCGCCGCGCACACCGTCACCCCCGGCGCGGTGCCGGGCGGCGTCAACCCCGCCGCCGCGCTGCTGGTCGACCTGGCCCTTGACATCATCGACATCGGGACGCCGTCGTTCGCGCTGCTGGCCAAGGACCTGTACCGCTCCCTGGCGCTGACCCCCCGCGACCAGGTGCTCGAGTTCCTGACCATGAGCATGAACCTCGAGCAGGGGTCCCTCGCCGGGTTCACCTTCGTGCCGGTCCCCACCACGATCCTCGGCGACGGCACCGCCCTCGTCGGCGCCCGCCAGGCCGCCACCTTCCACGAGCTCGGCGGCGAGAGCCCCGTGCGCGCCGAGGCCCTCGACGTCTCCCACGGCGGCGTCGACTGCGGCCTGTTCGGTTACCACGCCACCGTCATCCACGACGAGCGCGCCCTCGCCGTGGGTGAGGTCGCCGGCGCCTGACGAGGTCCACGTGGAACAGACCTGGCTGACCGTCCCGCAGCTCCGAGCGGAGTGGCCCGACGCGCCCCGTGACCAGGCCCGCCTCGAGCAGATCGCCGATGCGGCCTACGAGACGGTGCTCGAGTACGCCCCGCGCCTGCCCGACGGCGCCGCGGTGCCGGCCCGCTACAAGCAGGCCCTCGCCATGCACGCCCGTGAGGTGTGGAACGCCGCGGCCCGTGACACCGCGGACAGCGTCGGCCTCGCCGAGGTCGGCCAGGTCGTGCGGCTGCGGCCGCTGTCCGGGGCGGTGGGGTGAGGTGCAACGCAACCTGCGCACCCCAGCGATCCGCGCCCTGCTCGC